GACCATCTCGGCGCAGGCTTGTCCTAACTTGCCTACCCCAATGAATCCGATTGAGGCCATTTTGTTCTCCTGTTTATGTCTCTGTACTAATTTCTAGTACACTCATATTTATCAGAGATTTGTTTTGTTTTTTAGGATAGTTGGTATTGTTTGTTAGGCACAAACCATTTGTTGATCGGGCATTCAATTGTGCTCTTGTAAAACAATTCTTTATTATGTTTTAGTTTTTCTTGTACAGAATCACTGTGGTAAAGTTCATGTATTTCATCTAGATCCATTTGCATAAACTTGTCTAAACTTGCAACAATTTTATTCATTCTAGTATGATGATGCTGTTCATTATCATAGTCTTCATCAAAGAATTCAGGAAAAGTTTTGTAACCCATTTCTTTAATCTGTGCAAGTATTCCTGGAAATGCAACTAGCAACATTGGTTGTTCGTATAAAAACGTTTTATAAGTTTTTTCAGTTATCAAACCGTTTGCTGTTCCTATGGGTTTGATATTTATATCTGAATTACCTTGCTCATCATTACCATTAAATGCTACAGCAATAGAGTTAGGGTCAAAGAAAGATTCGGTTACAACTTGTACATAAGAATCATTTAATACACTAAATGACGGCTTCATCATCCAATCTTCATATTGCCTATCATACATTTCATAAGTTGGAGTAGTACCTGTGTCGCTGTTTACACCAGTCTGTTTTCCTAGTGTTATATTTTTTTCTATGTAACTGTAATAACACTTTTCTTTATATTTGTTCTCAATGTGATTGACAATATAATCCCTGTGCCAGCACACTCTACCATTAAATGCTACAAAATGCTTATTGCGTTTTTCAACATTAGGCTGAAAATTTAATTCTTCATTATTGCAAAATATTCTATTATAATATACATTGTAAAATTGTATATCTGCTTTTGGTAAAACTTTTTTATAATCTTTAACAGTTAAAAAATTGTTTATATGAATACTGATATTTTCTTGTTTAATTAATCTAGTTTGATCTACTAACCAATTACGTCTTGCCTCTTCATCTAAATTATAGATATCCCAACCATTGGCAAATCTCCATTTAACATTATCAAAGTTTTTACATTTAGATAATCTTTCTACAATACCAAATAATTTATCACCTGTTTCATAATCTAATTGTGGTCTTAAATGCAACCCAAACTGAATAGTAAGATTGTCATTTCCGGATTCAATGAGTTCTTCCAACTGCTCTATTGATCTCATGAGAACTATGTTTCTAGTGACATCTTCTGACATTGGGTATTCTAGTGCTTTATTGCAAAGCCTAGCAGGACGAGATTTTCCTAGTATATCGTCAAACTCTTCCCAGTAGGGAATTACTAGGATATCTTTCATGCAGAGTTTCTTTGAAACTCTTGTATTAGGTCATCACCTTTAAGTTCTTTACCAAAGTAGACTGTATAACCATCGCTTGTTTGTCTTTCAATAAGTCCACTATTGTATTGTATATCCATCACAGAATTTCCGTCTTGGGTATCTTGAGGCCTAGTATCATACCACATGGAACCAAGTGAATGTGCATGAACTGATTTAACACCTTTTGCCCAATCTTCAGCGGCAAGTAATACTCGTTGTCTTTCTACTGTATCGTCGTATTGCGTCATAATAATTATTTATAAAGAGGGTCCTCCGTTATGCCCTATTAAAGAATTTTTCTTTTGTTGCTCTCTCCACTTTAAAAAGTGTAGTGCTACTTCCTTTGTGCTGTGAGTTAAAGTGCTCACAGGTCTTTTTATTTTTTTAGTGCCCAATGTGTACTCCTATTAGTATACCAATTAACAATATAAAACCATCAAATACAAAGTGCATAATAAAGGAGATAGCAAATATCTCTTTCCAATGAACTTTACAAATTTCTAACCATTCTGCTATTTTTTTCATAATCTACTTATTTTCCCTAACACATTATCTACATCTGGGTCACATTGATTTCTCAATACATCATCTGTTATGTCTGTGTCATAACATAACTCTCCGAAAGAATCTAATACTGCAATCTCCCACCAACCTTTTTTAGGTTTCATTTTATTATTATCCTCAGGATTAAGGTGCTCATCATATTGCTCATCGTCTGTGATTATATATTCTGGTATTACACTAGCACCAAAACCATTTGGAAATTTGTATATACGTTGTCGACCACCAAAATGATGTTTGGTATCGCTTACTAAAAATTCTTCCCAAGCCTTCATTCGGGTAATTTCTCCGGATCAACTAGTGTGTCATCATCTAGGTGCTGATCTTCTAATTCGTCTTGATACTCGTCAAGCATTTCCGTGACATAAAAAGTATTATCTAAATCTTGTCCTGCTGGATCTGTTTCCCAAAAACTTCTTGGCTGATCAGTAATAGAGAAATCACCATAGTGATTAGAACCAACAAAGTCATTTGCAGGTTCATAATACATACAGTGAATATCAACATCTGGGTTTGCCTCCTCGTAATGCATAATAGCATTTAACGGTGGTGACCAGGCACTTTCAAAATAACCAACAATAGCAGATGTGCTCTCATTAATCATTTCTAATTCTAAATTACTGTCAGTTAAAGGTACGTCCCATTTAGTTCCCCATTCATCTACTGCTTTGTGATAATCCCATTCGCCGATTGGGTGTAAGGCACTTAACAATCCTTCATCGGATTCGTCACTTGCTTTACTCCATATTGCTTCAACCTTATCAGTAGGTCCTTCAATTACAATATGATTATTACACCAATTTGGCATTTTTCTATAATTTCTCCCAAATAATAACACTAGTACCAATGCTTAATAGAGCAAGATAACCAAAGTAAATAAATCCAAAAATTAATTCAGCCATTACAGTTTCTCCCCTAATTCAAAGCCACGGAATGTTTTAAATCTTGGAAACCTAAGGCTCCAAGTATCTTCTGCGTCCTGACTTTGCGTTGCCGCATCGGCTCTAATCTCAACTAACTGCCCAATAACAGCATCTTGGTTTGCCCAAATTTGCTCTCTGTTTTCATCAGTTAGTCCACTACCAACGTTAAGTCTAAAAAACTTACCATCGTCTTCGCCTTCTACAACAAGAGCACCAAGTAATCCTTCATTCTTGCCTGTGCCTTCTTCTAGTGCTACAACACTTAAGGTTACTTCAATAAAAGGTTTGATCTTTAACCAAGCATGTGAACGTTTACACTTGTAGCCTTCGTTAACAGGCTTAATCATTAAGCCTTCGTAGCCTTCTTCTAGTGCCTGTTTGTTCATTGCTTTAAAACTTGCTTGGCCTTGCTCACTGTCTAAATCTAAATTGATTGCTTGAACAAGTGTAATTCTGTTATTAAAATTAGCCTGTTTACTAATTAAACGTTCACGTCTTTCGAATGCAGTCATATCAGTACCACCTGCATTAAACTCTTCAAGTGTAAGCATATCAAATACTGCTAAATATGAATCCTCAGTCTGAGCACCTTCTTTTCTGTGTACTTGCTTCATTAAACTTTGAAAGTCTTCACTCATTACTTCGCCATCAAACACTAAGCCTTCGAACTCAGGCTTGCTCAATGTTTCTTCAATGTGTGGAAAATTAGCAAGTAGTTTACCATTACGTGAGTATAATGTAGCACTACCGTTTTGCACGATAGCAATAACTCTGACACCATCATACTTGTATTCGATAAAGCATTCGCCTGTAATCTTCTTAGGATGTTTAGCACCATCATGTGCTAACATACAACCAAATAGTGGAATAGTATCCTTTTGTACTTTGTTAATAAGTTTAGCACCAGTACCACAACGTAGGTCTTTAATTAAGATACGTCTGTACCAATCGTTCCATTGCTCGTTAGTTGCTAAATCACATAGTTCTTGAATAGCATCTCTGGCCGCATGTCCAGTAAGTTCTCTTGCAACTAGCATATCAGCAATTTTATAAAACTCTTCTGGAAGTATGCCTTTGCCATCTGCTTCACTGAATGGTACTTGTTGTACACCAAAGGTAACTAATGGATCTAAGGCATACTGAATACCAGTAACAAATTCACTGTTATCAATGTTTTGCTTGATAACGTCTTGCTTGAATAGAGAACTATTGTTGCTCTCTAATTCTTGAATTATATTCCATGTATTCATAAAAACTCCTACCTTTTTAATTTATACAACTATTATACTAAAAATGGCACTTATGGTCAACCTATTTTACCAAATTTTCTGGCCTTGTTTTCCTATACTCAGCCATTGTTTCTTTGATCATTGTTCTGTATTCACCCATTAACTGCCAACCATTTAGGTCCCCAGTTGTTTGAATATCAAAACCATAGCCTGATTTCTCACTTCTGTTTGGTCTGTAAGAAACTTGGGTGACTGGGCCAAATACTATTTTGTAATACTTTTGCTCGTAGTAGTCGCCTCTTTTATCACCCGATACCCAAAATGCATTTTCCTTACCTTTCACTGGTGTCATTTTAGCACCAGTACAATGCTTAACAAATTTTTTAAGTTGCTCAGTGCTTTGATAGTCACTTGCAAGAACAGTTGTATTTCTTTGTTTAATCATTACGCCGCCTCCTGAACTTCTTTTTTCAGTTGGGCATCTTTTTGATCAAACCAACCATTCTTGGTCTTGTACTGACATTTGTAGTCTGATCTACCTTGCTCCTCTAAAGGAATCCATTGTTCAGCCTTGCCTATGATAGCACGGTTCCAGTGGCTATATTCAGGATTGGGAGTGTGATGGGTACGACATAACCAACGGTCTCCGCCCCAGTAAAATTCTACTGGAGTTTCCCATGGTTCGCAAATTGGACCTTTGCCGTCGCCATTTTTACCAAGGTCACGGATCTCCCAATCCAGGATATATTCTTCTGAAGCCTCATTCGAGTATTCGATCAATTTGGATAAGGTAGGGATACCTTTATGAGCAATCTTGTTGATTTGCTCAGAAGTAAGATCAGTAACAAAATAAGTGCTACCACCCTTATACTTCCAGTGAGCCTCACTTACACCATGCTCATAATTATCATCATGAGCGGCATAGTTCTCTCTGTATTGGGTGTTTATTACTAAAGTTTGCATAATTAAAATCTCCTACCTTTTTAATTTATACAACTATTATACTAAAATAATGGGTCGAGGTCAACCTTTTTTACCGGTTTTTTTGGCCTAATTTGTCTTTAATTACACCATTTATATCGGTGTATTGTGTATTAAAATACTTTTTGGCAGGATATGTAGGTGGCATCCAGTCAATGATTATAGTTCTTTTATATATGAATTTAAGCCAAACTTTTTTGCCATTTGTTAATGTGCGAGGCTTCCATGCAAATACTTTGTACCAGTTTGAATATCTTGGTTGGGTTGGGTCATGGGCACTCTGATCTAGTGGCACTAGTCCTCTCTTAGTGTAACATCACCTATCTTAAGACCGATAGTGTTTTGTAAGAATACACCTCTATTTTTGCCTTCTGGCATGAATCTATAACTTAATGCATCAGCAAGTAATATTCTTCGATCACCATAAAATTGTTTAAGTGGCCAATCTGACATCATATCTATATAAGGATCTGAACTAGGCTTTGGCATTTCACCTATATTACGACTTGGGGAATCATCTTCATTCATCCAGTCTTTGTTGTAACCAAATGTTTCAAAGTCCCAATCATAAAACTCATACACCATATCTAATACTTCTTGTGTATTTTCTTGTTGTTCATAAATTAGACGCCAATCCATTTCGCTTTGATTTAGTTTCCTTGTCCATGGAGTTCCATTTTGCATTGCAACATGTTTTACATATCCGTAATCCTCGTGGAACTTCTTTCTAGTGAAATCATAAATTTCTTCATAACGTTCAAAACAGCCTATGTAGTCTACTCGTAATTTTGCATCTTCATCAACTAAGTAAAGTATCTGTGGTGTTTTATGCATACCCCATAAAGCAGTTACAGTTACAGGATCTAAGTATGTGAGTAAGTTAGATGCATCTTTAGGTCTGCCTTGGAACCTCCAACGACACCAATACTCGAATGTCATATCAGAAGCCGCTAATGCACCTGCTCTACCAAATCTCCATAAACTTACTTCTCTAGCATAAGGATTTCTAACAATGGATAGTTTAGTATTTGCATCTGCATTGTCTAAAAAATAACATGCAGTTTGCACAGGACTGTGATTGTCAAACAATTCTATGTCTGTGTTAGTGCCGTAATTTTCTAAAAATCTTTTGTAAGACGTTCCGCCTGTTCTAGGTATGTGTATAAAAAGTAAATCTTGTTCAGGTAGGTAAAACATTATTCGTCAAATTTATCTAATAACTTTTTTGTTTCCATCGTAACAAATTTTTCTACCTTTTGAATATTAAGAAAAACTTCTACTGATGTGGTTTCTTGATTCCATATTTTTGAGAGAGGTGAATCTACACTTGGATTTAATGGTATAGGGCCATCAATTTCCTTGCCGGTTTTCTTACTAATATTTCCGTTCTTATCAGTCAAAATAATCTCATCGACAAAGACATTAGGTATCTCTGTCGTAAAAATGTCTTTCAACAGTTGGTCGAAGTTGCTAAGTTGGGAATTGTGAGTAAGGATTATTTTCCTTTGGCCCATAACTCCCTACTTAATTGCTGTCTTCTTTGGTCTGCCTGGTTTTGGCTTTGGCTTTAATTCAGGTGCTCTTGCGTATGCTTCTTCTCTTTTACTGTTAGCATCTGCGATCATCTGTTGTTGAACTCTTTCAATATCTTGTTCAATCATATCCGCTTGTTCCAATAAACCTTTAGCAATTCCTAACTGTTCGTCTGCTTCTCTTTCTGATAACTGTCTAGGTCTTTCAACTTGATTAACTGCATCAATTTCCGATGTGTCTGCAAATTGAGGTTTCTCGTTTTCTTTACCTTCTTCAATCTGTGAAATAGACTTATTTAGTTCTGCTAAAGGAACTTCATCAGTTGGGGTAGGACACATTATAACTTCACTTACTGGTGCCTTTGTAATCATCCCATCACTGTGAATAGCCTGTAGCATAATTCTGCCATCACTAAAGTTTCTACCGTTAAGTACCTGTGCTAAGTCACTATTTGCCTGTGCTTCATCGCTGTCTACAACAGACACGATTTCGTCGTGTTGTGTAGTACCAAGTTCGCCAGTCATAATTAATAGTGCGTTTTCAGGCTCGCCTGGTACTTCTCTAAAAAGTACTAGACATTTACGGTCATTCCATTTAGCAACGTGTTTCATTACTTTAGCCATATTATTCTCCTTCTGCAGGAGCCTCTGCCTCTGCTGGTGCATCTGCTTCTGCTTCTGCTTGTTGACTTTGTGCAACTATGCTAAGAAAATTATTTAACCTATCAAAAACAGCACCTACTTGTGATGCTTCTGCACCCCTAAATGCTCCTCTGCTTACTGCTAAATCAACGATTTGTAATAATGCATTGAGTTCCTCAAGGCTTAGTGAAGCCTGTTGTTGCTCAGGTGCATCTCCTTCTACTGATTGTTCAACTTCTTCGTTTACAATCTCTGTGTTTTCTGTATCTGCCATTTTTTCCTCCAATGGTAATTTACAAGTATTATTTATTAACTGATGTTTTTAAGTGAACGATAAAAAGGTCTCAATTCCTAGTTGATTGTAGTTATTAAAGGTCATTTTGGCACCACTAAGTGTTCCGCCTTTGCCACTACCTGTATCTAGGAAAACTACTCTTTCTTCTTTTTTTGTCCAATACACTAAAGGCATTTTTAAGTTGTCTTCAAAGTTAGGCTCACTTTGTAATGGTGATCTATCGTGTCCAACAAATACTATTTTACCCTTAGGTATTGCTTCTGCCCAGTCGTAAACTCTATGAGCATACATTTGACCGTTGTATTCAACCTGCTTTGAGTTATCAACTTGACCGTATAAGAATACACTTTCCATAGACTTCTTGGTTATCTTTTTTGTTTCCCAAAACTCAGGGTGTACACCACCGTGTGTAAAGAAAAAGTCTTTGTAAGTAGCATAAAGCGGTTGCTGAGATGCAACTTCTAATACTAAATCTTTAAAAAGATCTATACCAAAGTCTACTCTTGCAAGAGTATCTCTTTGAGGTTTGCCTAATTTAACGTCATTGCCTTTTGCCCAACGATAAAGTTTGTTATCGTGATTACCTTGTATAATAGTACCGTGTCCAGCATCAAGTATTTCTTTTGCTAGTAACATGGTTTCTAAAGGCTTTGGACCGTAATCTAATATATCACCTAATTGCAAGTAATATAAATTGTGTTTACGAGCATATGAATATGAAGTAGCAAAGTCAGAGAATACTGAGTGAACATCGCCCACTACTAGTAAACCTTTGTAACCTTCTAAATTAAGTTCCATAACTCCTACTCAACTACTTAATATACTATAATTATACTAAAAATAAGGGGTAAAGTCAACTGCTATTTCCAGTAACTTTCTAGTTTGCCTTCTCTAACTAAGTCCTGGCTCACACAATGTGGACCACCTGCTAGTGTTCTCATATGACGCATTTGAACTGGCACTGGTGTTACACCGTGTTTTTCCATTGCCTTCATTAAGTGTATCTCATCACTTGGTACTAATACATGCTGTGGGTCTATGCTGAGTACATTCATACCTATCCAACTACTTGCTGGAGCATAATCTTCTAAACATGGTTGCCCTACACACATATCTTCGTCATACCAAATAATATCCCAACCTTTGTATATTGCTGGCACCTTGTCTGCATCAACCCTACTGGCATTTAGAATAACTAGTCCAGGTCTTAGTGGCATAATGGTACTGTCAACATGAGCCCAACTGTATAAGTCATGCATCATGTGTACACGAAATTCGGGGCCTAGAGCGTTCTGTAACCACCTAGCACCCATTTCATTGCCTGTATTGGATATAAGGTACAGTATATCATAACCCATGCGTATGAGGTTAGCAGGGTCTAATATAGGCTCATTGTTGTTTACACTTGGGTCTCTGCCTGGCTGTATTTTAAATAAATCATCTTGTAAACGTGGCTTAGGCATCTGTAACCAATTGGCACCACCCATCATCTTCTCTTGAAAGAGGTCTCTGAATAGAAAAGTTTCATGGTACCTTGCTCTCAAACTCATAGCACCTTCTATGATTTTGTCACCTATCACAGTAACACTATCACGTGGACAGTATGCTTCATATTGGTCTGTGTCCCATAAGCCGTTGCTAACGTTCGCTGTAAAGTCTATAGCATTTAGGTTAGGCCTATGTACCTTTACACCGAAATCGTTGCTTAGAACGTTACACAATGCGTCTAAGTCCTCTTCTGCTTCGGTATATACATGCTCTGGGTATCTACCCTTAGGCATTTGTGCATACTGTTCAGCACTTAGGTTGGCATAGTTGGTTGCGTGGTGCGAAAGGTCTCCGTGTGGAATGTTGGCGTCTACGGCCGTTCCTATTATTACTTCTTTGAGAGTGTCCCATTCATTACAGGACCATAGATTTTTATTCTGCGTCATGTGTAGTATTTACTACAACTGACTCAATACTGCCTATATTATCTGGTTTTTTACTAGGTGCTCTTGCTAACTCTATGAATGTGAGCATGTCGCCTGTATGCTCAAAGTAAATTCTCCATATGTTATCACTACCAAGTGTAGACATATGAAGTAGACCTTGCCCGTGCTCATCGAAGTGCGACACTAAATCAAATATAGTGTCGTCTTCCATTGTATTAGAATAAATGCAAATTTTGTTTTTCATTAGGTTCTCATAGGTTAGAGTACCTTTTAAACCTTCTAGTTCACCTACACCTAATTTTTTACTTACGTGAATCTTCATGCTTTATACTTCACTGATACGCCATATGGTGCTTCTGGAGTTCTACCACCGTAGCCAGAGCCATGAATAATAAACAATGTATCACAGTAGTCTTCATCACCCCAACTACCCCATGGGTAACCATCTGTGAATACAATTAACTTCTGCGGAACAATGTCTTCTTCTTTGAGTCGATCAAACATACAATCAAACTCAGTACCACCACCGCCTTCAATTTCAATGTCATAAATGTCATCAACGTTAGTTGAATCAAACTCATGAATTGTGTATGTAGATGTATCAAAGAAACAAAGTCTAAGTTTAAAGTTAGTGTATTGCTCCATGCAACCTTTTACTTCGCTTAGAAGGTCTCTTAGCATTTCATCTGACATAGAACCGGAACTATCAATAAAGCAGAACACATCTAAGTCTGTGTCGTAGTCCATACCTGGTAAGTATACTCTTTCAGCAATACCTTTTCTAGCAGGTCTCATAAATGTAAAATCATTCTTTACAACACTTTGAATATTAGTTGCAAGTAACTCTCTCCAGTCTAACTCAGGGTTAGTAAGATCTTTAATCATCTTCCTAACACCATTAGGAAGATCTTTATTACCAGCACCTTTGGCCGCATTCATTACTGCTTCTTTAACTTCGTCGTTGATCTGCTGTCTTTCTTCCTTAGAATATGCTGGTGGGCCATCTTGCTTATCACCACCATCTACATTACCTTGTGCACCTTGACCATCGCCATCTTCCTCGCTATAGTCCAAATGCATATCAAGTGTTTCTTGGGTAACATGCTCAGCATTTTCATACAAGTCATCATAGATCTCATCTGAAATCCAGTTCTGATATTTGTAATCAAAACAAATATTAACTTTGGTAATTCTCTTACCAATGTTGTTTTCTACTAAGTCCATATTCACAACATAGTCATTTGCTATGTTCCAAAGACGAGGATCTCTGTTACCACGTCTGTCCATATGGTCATAAACATTATGTAGAACTTCGTGGCCCATCAAAAAGATCAGTTCGTCATCATCTAACGAATTGATAAACTCAGTATTATAAAAAAAGTATCTGCCATCTGTTGCGGCAGTTGGGCACCAACTTGATGCTTCTTGTAATTGTAACCTAGTTGCTAAGTTACCAAAGAAACCATTCTTAAGAAGCAGTTGCACTCTAGCAGTAATTAATCTGTCCTTTACTGCTTGATCTGTATTTTGTGCTAAATTGTTCATTGTGTGTTCTCCTACAAACTATACTTATATTATACTAAAAATTACCTGGGAGGTCAACCTATTATTTGGATAAAAAGGATGGGGGGACCTTGTAGATCCCCCCTTAGTCTGTGCCGCTTAGTGTAGGTTGTAGGAGTAACTGGCGACACAGAGACTAACTAGTCGATGTTCATGTATTTGCCGTATCGATCAACCCACTCATCAATACGTTTTACGTCTGCAAAGTCAACATCAATGTCATACTCGCTCAATGCAATTTTACAGCCTAATACACACATCTCAGGTTCGAAGTTGTCCATTAAGAAGTTAATGAAGTTATTGAAAGCCTCTGTGAGTTCTTTCTCTTCACCATTGTCTTGAATGTTCTTCAACTCATAACTCATACCAACTGTAAGAGCATACTTAGAAGATATCTCAAGTTTCTTCAACTCCTTGACCTTACCTGAAAGGATTTCAGATGGCTTAGGAAGTTTAGAAGCATTCTTCTTATGGTTCATAAACTTGATTGCCATACCTTCACCAACCAAACCAGTTACAATGTCCATTTCCTCTTCATGAGTCATGTCACTGTCTTCTAGCATTTGGCTAACGAATGCCCAAGACCTAGGAGTAGCAAAACTCCTGCTTGAACTCTTTGGATCAAAGTCAAAAAGGTCTTGTTTAGCAAAAGCCAAGTAACCAACAACATCTGGGTTGATGTCATTATCAACTGCCCAAGACTGCCAATCGTCATGATTAACTTCAACTTCTAAGTGAAGGAATCTGTTTGCTAAAGGACTTGGCATCCTGTAAGTAACACCTTTATCAGTGTCTCTATTACCAGCCGCCGCAATTACCACGTTATCTGGTAATACATATTGTCCAACCCTACGGTTAAGGATCAACTGGTAAGCAGTTGCCTGCACACTTGGAGGTGCAGAGTTAAGTTCGTCTAAGAACAAGAAGACAGTTTCATACTGACTAGCAAGTTCTTCTGATGGTAGTTCGGCAGGTGCCGCCCACATCATTTTGTTAGTGTCCTCATCTCTGTAAGGATACCCTTTGATATCTGTTGGGTCTAGCAAAGCCATTCTCAAATCAATTAAAAGGTTGTTACCTTCTTCAGCGATCTGAGCCAGTACGTCGGACTTACCAACTCCTGGAGGACCCCAAATGAATACAGGACGTTTTTTAGAGAAAGCACGTTTGATGTGGTTCTTTGCCCTGCTTAGTTTTACTGTTCGAATGTTATCTGACATATAATTACTCCTACGAAATTATTTAATATGTATATATTATACTAAAAAACCTGACCTAGGTCAACCTTTTCTTTCTTATTTTTTAAATTAAAAGTTAATTCAACCAAGTAGCCTAATGCTTGTAACTCATCTAACCTAAGGAAAACGTCACTATCAGAATAAGTTTTAGGGTCAGATATCCAATTATGTTTACCTGCCCTAGCACTAAATTTATCTAAGTAACGGATTTTATAATCCAAAGATTCGACGTATTCCATTATGCTACTTGTTGAACTCCTGAAAGAACATCAGAAGTGATGTCCTTAAAACCCCAACTATCAACAATGTGATATGAATCATCAACTGAATCAAATACAATGTCGCCAACTGAAAGAGAATGCATGTCACGATATGTAACAACCTCACCATCTTTCCTAGTGAACGTCTTCATTTTGAAACCACTTACGAATGTGTCGAACCACTGATCTAAACCAGTGTCGTCATCATAGTAGTAACCATTCAAAATTTTGAATACTTCTTCTAAGTTGCTGTCTTCAAAGTGAGCAACTTCACAAACTTGGGTATAATGATTAAACATTTCTCCCTTGAAACCTTCAGCACCTCGCATCACTTCCATGTGTGCGTTATACTCAGGATATTTTTCAGCGGCACCTGTGTGTCCTCTGTCGTTAGAATTAACGAAATCTGTAACTTCGTCACTTAACTTGATTTGAAATACTTTGTACATAAAAACTCCTACCTTTTTACAAATTATGCATATATTATACTAAATTTTGGGGTACTGGTCAACCTATTTTCAGTAAAAATTGTATGATTTTCGTACAAATGATAAATACTTTTGTAACATAATTGTAACATAGAGTTTGGTATTCTGTAACAGAGCCCAATAGGGATGAAGTTACTGCAAACCTACTAGCAGTTATGTTAGAATATCACAGGAGAATAACATGGCGAAGTCCTTAGGAATAGTAGCCAGTGCAACTCATCGTTTCGCATTGGTCACTTGGAAAAAATTAGATACACTGATGAAATCAGGTCGTATGGAAAACGTGCAAGATATAATTGCATCGTAGACACAACCACTAAAAAAGGGTCCTAGGACCCTTTTTTTATACAGTACCTAAATACTTACTTTTCGTTAACGAATGCGTAAAGTTCTTTGGCTGTATTGATTACTTCCTCCGGAGAGATCCAGATAACCGGTGCTGATTTACCTTCTCTGTGATCTTCTGGGATACTGTAAAATGAATGTACTTCCTGGTCTCTGTTATTTTCTAACATGCCCATTGCCATTCCTAAGATATCGGTTCGTAGTTCGAACCCACTTTTTCCTTGTGACATAATTTTCTCCTTGTGTGTCAGTGTGTATGTACGTTAATGTACATTAATATTTACTCAGAGAGATCGTCTTTGGTAGGATTTTTTGGTTTGCGGAGACCTTGTAACCATTTCTCCAAGTTCTGACCTTTCAGTTTAAGTATAACAGAATCCTTTTCGCTGAATAGCACTAACTTTTTATTGTCTACAAAGTAAGGCCATTGCATAGTTTGATCTAGTTTAACTACTGCTTTGTTTGATAATTTAAAGTTATCTAGTTTAAAATTATAGCAAGTAAAACTCTTTTCCATAAGTGTTAAACCGTACTTGGTGAGTCTAACTCCTATAACCTTGTTACCTCTAATCCTGTGATTTTTAAAAAACAAAGGCATAATGTCAAGTACAGAATACTGACTAATATCTAATTCTTGTTTGATTTTATCTACTATTTTATATTGTAAACTATTTTGAATTGCCATTTTTGACTTCATCTTCACTTACAACAGGCCCACTTTCTAATTTAACTACACAAAATTCTTCTGTGTTAAATTGTTTGTTTAGCCGCTCTGCTAAGTTAAATGCATGTCCAGGATTAGAAAAACTAGTTTTCTTATACTTTGGTCCAGGATAATCTAAGTAAGAATGCATAGTTCTTAGATTAATTGGCGAACCTTGAAAGAACACACTAAAAACGTTTCCAGCCGCTAGTACCTGCTCTGTTTTATAATTTGTAGTATCGTGATGCTCTAAAATTACTGTTGGTTTTGGTCTACTCATGTATGTCTCCTGTACTTTTATTTATCTAAAATACAGTTAAAACATACTTTAATTAATTAGTTTTGACCTAAGAAGATGTTGAAAACCTCCTATTCTTTCTCCATCTACGAATATTTGTGGTACAGTATTAACGTTATCTCCGCAACTTTCGTAGAATTGTGTGCGTTTATCGTCATCATCTAATACTGTTTCTGTGAATTCATATCCATTAAGATCTAACACTTGTTTTGCCATAGTGCTATAAGGACATGTAGTTTTTGTATATATTTCAATTTTCATTTTGCTTTAACATATACCAAGTAAATTTAGCATGGTCTTCTTTTGTTTTAAAACTTACAAATGCCCTATCGTCTTTGTGTGGTTCGGTAATATAAGGCTCAGTTCTTTTAAACCACCAACCAAATCCATTTGTTATATTATCTTCGCACCATTTTAAGTAATGATGATTAATACCATAACTAGGCATTTTGTAATTGTATTTATATTTGGCGTTGTATGTACCTTTGTTAAAACTCACGAAACCATGTTGCCTTGTTAAAAAACTAGAACTTGCCGCCATCGGCATTCAACGTTAGGCTTTTCTTTGGTTTTATCTCATCGACTTTTGATACGTCTTGTAATGCTTCAAGTAAATCGTTAATGTCCAATGTTACTTCAGAACTTCCGATAGACTTATAGTATTTAAGATTCTCAATCAGAGTTTTTAATTTCATTTCTTTTGATCTTATTAAGTTCTTTAAGTCTGAATCTTAATTCATCCTTGGTTTTAAAAGGGCCTTCGTAGCCATATTGGAATAGTGTACTTGCTTTAGGACAGTAACCATGTTTCCAACCTTTCTCAAAGTTAATAGCATACCAACCTGCCGCATACAATACATCGCTGTTTGCAGTTTTACTGAATAGTGGTACATCTTTTGTGTACTCAGGGTGGTCAGGTGTAATAAGTTCAGGTGATGGAAAAGGTATTTCAAATCCTGCAATAAACATTTTATCTGGTTGTATTGCACTTTCAACAGTTTGTTGCTGGAATACTCTAGCACCAAAGTACTTTTCTACTGCTCGATCGCTTTTAAATTTTTCCTTAATATCACTTGCCAAGTATTCATAATCACCTTGGACATTTTGATATAAGACACCTACGTTCCCACGATGTTGATCTATTACTAGCCAACTTGCATCATCAACCTTCTTAATTGTTGCTTTTTTACTCATCATTATTCTCCTTAATCAACTCTCGTTGTCTTGTTATTTGTCCTGTTCTTTTATTTGTTGTTGATGTACATTGAAATACTGTTTTACCTTTATCAGGTGATTCAAATGTAACCAACGTTTCCTCTGGACCATACTTAATGGCATCCCATATTTTTCTTATTGTTTCTGACATGCGTTAAGTATTTCTCCAAATTCTGTTGCGGCATCTGTAAGTTTAGGCATATTCCACTTGTTACAGAATTTCATAAAATGTATTCCTACATTTTGCACTTTGTCTTTGTTAGATGATTCGTTAAATACTTCTCTAATAGCAGTTTTAATTTCATCTGGTTGTTGTGTAAGATCAATAAGTATTTTATTACGTTCAAAGTCATCTATTACTCTGTGCTCTTGCTCATTGTGATCTACCCAACGTTGTAACATAAAGTTATTGTAGTCAAAGCCTCCACGTTCCATATCAGCATAGGCTTCTAGCATACCTGTTTTGTTTTTACTGCCTTTCTTTCTAGCACCTGGAAAAGCAGAGAAGATGTTATCTGATGTATCACCTCTTACACACTTTTCAAACAGTAACCATTTAGGGTCTGGTACTGCTTTAGGCTCTTGTGTCTTTTTATCAATAGCACGTTTCATAGTCTTTGCTTCGTATATGCCATCTATCTTTACTATTTGGTCTGTTACACCATTATACTGACTGATGTTATTGCTTATAAGTTGATAAAAGTCACTGTCTGTGCTAACAATAACGTGTTCGTCATTTGGGTGTTCTTGTGTCCACATAGCAATTAAATCATCTGCTTCAGATTGTGGTTGATGTAATACAGTACAATTAGTCTTAGTCTTTAAGTAATCAACAAAGTGATCGTATGCTTCAAAAAATATTTCATCTTCTTCTTGTTGACTAGGAGACCTTTGATCCATTGTGACCTTTCTATTCTTCTTGTAAGGTTCGTAAAAGTCTTTACGCCATGAACGTCCTTCTAAACAGAATATTACATGATCACCATCAAACTCTCTCCACACTTTCTTTACACTATTAAACATGATGTGCATTGCCATACCAACTTTCATATCAATATCGCTAGTACGAGCAGTCACATGTTTTGCTCTAAAGAACATGTTAAGTGTGTCAACTAAAATGTATTTCATTATTCCTTCGCTTCTTTGTCTTCGTCTGTTACTGTTATGACATCATTACTGTTAGGTGCCATATCCTGCATACCAAAGTCCATGTCAGCCATTTCTTGTTGCAGTATAGTTCTGCACAAATCGTTAAACCATGCATTTACAATGTCGTCATCGCTTTTGCCACTGTAACCGTTTGTCTGTAACATTGTAACAAATTGCTCGTTAAAGTCAAGTTCAACAAAGCCTTTTTTAGGATTTATTGGATCAACATCCATTTGCAATACGTTTACATAAGGCTTATCTTCAATAGTAGCAAGTTCTTTTTCTAACTCGCCGCCAGTTAAATCTCTATTAGCAATAGCAATACGTCTATCCTTTTCGCTTTTGAACCATAATTTAGGGTCCATCATATCTTTAAACTTCATCTTTGCCATCTTCTTTCTCCTTTAATTGTTGATAGTATGTTAGGCTACAACTAGCACCACAAAATATTTTAGTTTTATCTGCTGTATGATATTTTATATCTAAATAATTTACGGCCTTGCTACAGATAAAACACTTATACATAAATTTTATTCTTCCTCAACCGCCAAATACATACTTTTTATTGTACAAGGATATTTTCCTTTATTTGTCCAACCTATAGGCGTGATGTTGTCTCCCTTACCAATAAAAGTAGTTCCTGCCCATGAGTTGAATTGCAAGGCTGAAGCATACTGTATGTCCCAGCATCTATTATAAAACTCTACATCTATTTTTTTCTTATTTGTAAATCTTAGAGTTAGTATATTTTCCTCATCATTCCATTCCCAACCTCTAACTCTTGTGTAATTAAATGTGTTAATTTCTAAAGCATCTTTAGTAACAGGAATACCGTGTTCAGTATACCCTATAACTTTGTCATCTGCAAATGCCCATGCTACCCATAAAGGTAATGTGACTATAATTGTAAATTTAATAATATGTTTGTGAAAAAACTCTTCCATTTTATTTTCCTATTGCATTTCCGTATATATGAACGTGGACTCTGCTTGTATAATTGTATCCACGTTGTATAGCCTCATCGGCAATGGTGGCTTCAGTTTGTACTAAGCCTTCAAATGTGCCGCCAACTCCCATAATCCATACAGGGAAATTACAGCCAGCATCTCTAAACAGTTTTACATTGTCTTCCACTTCTTGCCAACTTGCTTCTGAGCCATTAACAACAAACTTCAATTGTCCTTTAGGACTTACTTCAGCATATCTACCAATTACTTCTGGCTGTATTGCTTTCTTAGGCTTCTCACCAGCAGTACTCCATAACTTAGGCGATAAACTCCAATACCATTCTCTGCCTATCCAACCTGTATAATTACGATGTACCCAATCAGCAAATTCATCTGTGATAGGCTTGGTGCCGTTAGTTTCCACAGTAACGTTCATTGGCATATTATCTCTGCGTTTGAACTCTTCTATAATGTTCATCATGCCAGGCTGTGTGTTTTTAAGCATTGGCTCGCCGCCTGTAAAGACCATGTGTGCGTTTTGTTGTGTAACTGGGTGTACAAACTTACCGTGCGGTAGAAGTGCTGTAAGTTCGTCTACGGCTTCATCTACAGTTTTATCAGTGATAAGATGTTTATATTTCTTACTCCAAGTGTAACTGCTATCACAACCTTTTTCAAACACAGGTAAATCAAATACATTAGTGATGTCTGTGATATCTAATTTTTCATATGGTAAATCATATGTGCTAGGGTCTGTTGGGTCTTTTTGTCCAAAGCCATTACATTGTAAATTGCATAGGAAGAATCTCATCCACAGACTAGGGATACCTACATACTGGCCTTCCCCTTGTGCTGAATAAAATGTTTCGCTATACTTTAATGTCATTACTTATCGCAAGAATATTGTTGTTGTAGTTTAATGTTATCCATAAACTCTTTCTTTGTACCTGCGTCATTTTTAAATGCGCCTTTTAATACAGTTGTTTGTGTAAGACTACTATGTGCCTTAACACCTCTGTTCTCTACGCAACCATGTGTGGCTTGTACATACACACCTAAGTGCTCGGCCCCTGTTGCTTTTTGAATCTCTCTAACAATGTCGTTAGCAAGTTCTTCTTGTAATGTACCTCTAGCCGCACACCATTGTGCAATCCTAGTGTACTTACTCAAACCAATTAGTTTGTCTGCGGCAATGATACCAATGTATGCCACACCTCTAACAATCTGATGGTGATGTGAACACATACTTGTGAGTTCACTTCTTACAACCAGCATACCTTCATATCTATCTTCGCTGTCGTTAGGGAAAGCAGTTGCATTAGGCATGTTTTCGTATCTACCAGCCATTAGTTCATTAATATACATTTTAGCAAGACGCCTACCAGTATCATTACTGTTAGGATCATTTTCAGTATCAATAACCAAGCCTTGTAATACATCCTCGAACTTAACCGCAAGTTCGTCAATCAGTTGTTGCTTCTCTCCGTCTTCAATAAAGTCAGAGATATTGTCGCCGGCCCAATGTCTTTTGCCTGCCTCAACTAATCTTTGTTTAATTTTTTTACTTGTTTCCATGTTCTTCTTTCTCCTTTATAGAAATTTCATGTTTAAGTTGTTCGATGTCTTGCTTGAGTTTAAGTTTCTGAAATTTGTGCTTTTTAACAATTTCATCATTATCATAATGATCATACTCCTCGTTAATTGCTTTATCTAACTCTCTGTGCCTTGCTTCTAAGACACTAAGATGATTTTTCAAACTTCTTGATGTACTCATTGTCTTCCCTTAAGATACCATTTTCCCAATTCTCTGCAACATCCTGTGCATAGTGTATCGACTTATCTCTAACGTCAATTTTACCAAAAGCATCACCGTCTTTTAATAGATGTACTATGTAACCAGTACCATCTACATTTACTATTTCTGCTGTTCTCATCTCCACCACTCCTCATACGGAAACACTATCCAACGTTCTTGATCGGGTAATACATTGTTAGCAGTAAATTCAACTTTGTCAAAACTGCTAGACTCTTTATCAAACAATGTAGCATATCTAATATCCTGATGTGCATAAGCCATCTTATTAGTTGTGCTATCTACATAGTCTGTGATTACCTTATCAATACCTTGTAATGTTGTTCCAGTATCATTAATATCGTCAACAACTAAAACTGTTTTATCATTGTATTTAGATAAAATATGTCTTAGAGTCTCCGAATCTTCGATATGTGCGTCTCTAGTTTGCCATCTAAATGCTTCAAATGGCACTTCATAGTAATGACTCATCATTACACCAAAGGCATACGCACCTCTTCCAGGACCAATTATAACTTCAGGCTTGTAACTTTCATGTGCCATTTCTCGCACAATAATTCTACAATCTCTGTTTAAGTCGTCCCAACTATAATATAGTTTATCCATGTTCTTATTATACCATTTTTTGTGGCCAATGTCAACCTATCTTTCAAAGTCGTTTTCTAATAAAACAAAGTCCACTTTATCAAAATCATCTAAGTTTATTTTAGATGCCTCCTCTACAATATCTCTGCCAGTAAATTCTAAAAACAATTTAAGTTCTTTATAAAATCCAGCATCTAAAACAGGATTTAACACTTCGCTATCTCCTGATATATTATATGTGTCGTCAAGAATCTTGCTACTAAGGTTTAAAACAACACCAAATGTCATTTTAAGACCTTCTGATAGCATATCATCAAAATCAGTTATTTTTTTATATTTAAAGATATATCTGTTTAACATTCTTAAGTAGAATTCTGCAGATATTTCGTCAAGTTGTACTGATATTTTATTATCATCAAATTCAACTGCTTTAAACACAGACAAATGACTTTGATCAAAATCTACATTATTACAAAAGAAATGTATAACATCTATTATTTCTTTATCAGTTACAGGAAATTTCTTTTTGATTAAACTTAAATCATCTCCTTTGCCTATTGCACCGACAACTGACATAACAGGTGTACCTGTTCTATTAATAACGTTTACTGATTTACGTCTTCCTATCATTTATTTTTAATTACCTTGTTTTTATTGTCTACCCAAAACTTAGAATGTGCAAACATATCATCTAATGAATATGTTGGTTCCCAATCTAATAAAGTTTTGGCTTTAGATATATCTCCACATAAGTACGATGGATCTCCTGCTCTTCTAGGACCTACTTCATATTTTAAACTTTTTCCAACAACGTTTTGTGCTGAAATTATTAAATCATGAATACTAAATCCTGTACCAGAGCCTAAGTTTACAATACCACTTTCACCGTCATTGCTTAAATGCTCTACTGCTTTTAGTTTAGCATTTGCTATGTCTTGTATATGACAGTAATCTCTAATGCAAGTACCGTCTTTAGTATCGTAATCATCGCCACAAATATTAAATACCTCGTCATTTGTAATTTTATCAATAATGATAGGCATTACATGAGTTGCTGGTTCTTGTGTATAACCATTTTTACCTTCTGGGTCTGCACCAGCGGCATTAAAATATCTTGTACTAATATAATTTAACCCATATGCTTTGCTGTAATCTTCTAACATAAGTTCTGTCATGTGCTTACTCATTGCATACGGACTCATTGGTGTTGGTGTAAGAGTTTCTGCAAATGGTTCTCTGCTATCTCTTTCACCATATACACTACTAGAACCGCTAAAGATAAAGTTTTTAACTCCTGCTTTAACACACATATCTAATAGTGCTTGAGTACCCGACACATTATTTTTATAATACTTGCCAGGGTCAATAATACTATCAGGAACAACATGACTGGCCGCTAAATGTATAACCGCTTGTGGTTTAAACATTTCGAGTATACCTGCTGTAGTTGTAGCCTGAAATTCATGTGGAAATAAAGTAGCACCTTCTGGTAGTGTCCACTTTCTGCTCGTGTTAGAATCTATAACAATTACGTCATATCCAGCACCTGCAAAAGTTTTACTTACCTGTGCACCAATAAAACCAAGTCCGCCTGTAATAACTACTGTTGGTTTATCACTCATCTTTATTTTCCTCCTTTGGATCTAAAAGTCCGCCCCAATCCTCAACTTCATCAACAACATCTGTAAGAGATCCTGCTGGTTTAGATTTAGTAGGTTGGACTACTGTCTCCTTGTTTCCTTTCTTTTCAGTGAAAGGAATACGTTTAATGTTAGGCATTATTTTTTGCGTCTTGAATCTCACCTCTTCTAACTTTCGCTAGTTTAGTAATTTCCATTAATGCCTTCCTTGCTCTTGTTGCCGATGCTTTTACGCCTTGGCCTTCTTTAAATTTTTCGTTTTCACTTACATACTCTTCGAAAAGTGCTTTAATTTTTAAATGTGTCTCTGTCATAATTATCTCCTATGTGTTTTTAAATTGTACAGATTTAATTAAATCGTAATCGGCTCTATAAGCCTGTCTGACTACTGATTTATTAACGTCATTAACAATGTCTATTGATTGCATCAAACGTTTTGTTGCGTCAATGTTGAAACCATATTCATCATTGATTTGATTATAAATATTTTTGTTATAATAAAAATAATCTATGATAGGGTTGGCATTATATTTTTTTATAATATCAAACATATCAATTAAGAAACTTTTTTGTGGCTTAAAATGTGCATCGTTAGATTCTAAATAAAATCCTTCATCACTAAAATTAAAAGTAACATAGTTTGTATGAGGTTCTACTTCTCTCCAACCTAAGTACATATTAATAGTACTGATAAATCGTTCTACTGGATCTCTTAATATCACAATAAACCTACTTGGGCATTTTTCTTCTTCCCATAATGTAATTCTTTTCCAATCGTTATTTGTTTTTTCAAAATCTCTAATTACACTTGTAGCACATTTAGGTACTAACAAGAATGCAATGTCCTCTTTTTTGTTGTATACACAATCACCTGGCATACAATTTGTATATTTGTTATCAATTGATGTTTCCATTGTCTACCTTATTAACGAACTTAACAGAGTCAATTAACTCATAGTCTTTTACATAAACATCTTTAATAATGTCAATATCAACACTTTTTACTATTTTACTAAATCGATTTATATAATTTTGTTCCATATTTAAATTATAAAAATTATTTAAATCATCAATTATATTATTGTTTAACCAAAAGAAATCAATTTTACTTTTGTCCAAACCCTCAATAAAAGTATTTTGCGAAAAAAAGTGTGCATCGTTGCTTTTAAATATACCGTATTTGTTATCCTCTTTCCTAATGTCTACATAATTAGATGTAATCTTTCTAGGGTGCAAATACATATTTACAGCACTTATAAATCGTTCTACTGGATCTCTTAATATTACACAAAATTTATCTATAGTAAGATCTTTTAAAATTATTTCGGTTTTATCAGTAATTGGTTTTAATGCACGTTTTATTGACGAAGAAGCATTCTTTGGTAAATGTAAAATACCAAGATTACTTTTTTCTATATAAGCACCGCTGTATAGCGGATGTATAGAACCATTAATACCAATTACATTGTTCACTTTAAACTCTCAAATACATCAACTAAGTCTTGATCTGGGCCTTCCTCATGATCCTCAACAAAGTATTCCATTTCGCAACCGTTCTCGTTATCCTCGGCTACCGAAATCTTTATGTAGCGATCAGGATACATTGCTTGTATCTCACTCGCTAAATCGTCTGCAATCATTTCACAACTCTTGTAATCTAATTGCAATGTGTCATGTGCATACAGTCTTTCCATCCATCTCTTGAACTGTATAAATTCTACGTCTCTGTCATCATGAAACACTTCAAGCCATACCTTAAAGTGAAAGATGTGTCTGTGTGGATATCCTAAAAAGGATACATCGTCCCAATCGCCTGTTGCTAAATTAGGATCTTCCAAGGCGGCAGGGTACTTGTGAATACCCTCTTTACTGAATGTTACCCAAATACTTCTCACTACCAACCTCCGTCAATTGTTTCCATTACTTCATTCATATGACCTAACAGTTGTGTGATAGGTTCATCGTAGTCACCAATCTCATAGTCAACGTCATCTTGTTCTTTGAACATTGCTTTTATTTGATCACCATACTGAACAATCTGTTCTAGTTGTTCTCTCATCTCATCTGATATTGCCATTACGCCTCCTTGCCTGGATCCCACATAACTAGGTTTTTCTTTTTCAACCTATTAGTTATTATGGTATATCTATTTTGCTCTTCCTTCCATTCCTTTAACCATTTGTGTCCATCACGTTCTGCATCAACAAAGATTGCATTAGTAAATGCTAATGGTAGTAAAATAGAAATATGTATAATAATACTAGTAACAGTATTATAATCAAAGAATCCTAAGTAGTTTGCGGCTAAGAAGCCAAAGAACACACTCCATACAGTAAACAATACCAACATAAAGTATGTTTGTAAACTTGGGTCTTTAATTACTCTTAATGGATTGTATCTCACATCCATTACACGTCTCCAGCCTTTTACAAGTCCCATTACAGTTCTTCTAAATAAACTAGGTCTCTTTACACTAGGTTCTATCATTTCATTCTCCTATTCTATGTGATTTCTCACAAACTCTTTTATTACATGTAATCCTACTGATGCCCATGTAATTACTATTAAACTCCATATCAGTATCTCAATCATCTACTTCAGGATCATATGTTTCTTGGCTATCGTCTTTATGCGGGTTACCGCCTTCGTACCAACTGCCCTCTTTTTCTTTATCTTTCCAACCGCTTTCAATGTGTAATCCTGCTGGGCGACCTTGTTGTTTGATCACTTCTAACTCACGGAGTATTTTAGCAACACCTTCGTCTATTGCTTTTTTAATCTGTGTATTAGTAGGATGACCCATTACCACTTAACTCCTATTGTAACACTTAAAACATTATTGTCAATCGGATCTTCTGTGTAAGTGTTACTAAAACCTAATGATACCTTTTCATTTAAACTATAATTAATTGCTGTTTCATTACGCAAATATGTATCTGTGCCTGTTTCATTTAACAACTTGTTAGTAATATTAAGACTGTCATTTAGTTTATAAAATACCCATAAACTGTTTCTAAGTATTGCTTCGTCTACTTCATCTGTGGTTAAGTATGCAACTGAAGCCTCATGACTTATTTTCCAATTATCATTTCTAAAAACTTTTATACCAATGCCGCCACCAGTAACTATTCTATCACCTGACAATCTCAATTTATCTCTATCATAACTTGAAACACTAAATGCATAATACTTAGGTGTAATATCTTTATTTGCTTTGCCTATAATACTAAACTTATCCATTTTGACTACGTCTTCTTGTTCCTTGTAAACATAGTCTGTTTCTACAACATAGTCAATAAGTGGATTATCCCATTCATGGTCTAGACTTAACTTTAATGTAGTTGTGTCGCTATTAATTTGGGTCCATCCAAATTTAGCATTGCCTGTTGCATTAGCAGGCATAGTAATTAATACTAATCCTACTATAACTAAAATAAACAATACTGCTTTTTTAATTCTGCTCATCGTTCTCCTCTATTGGATTATCGTAATAATCATGTGTACCTGCTCTATACCTTGCTTTCCTTTCAGAAACAAGTACACTACTCATATAGGCAAAGTATGCCGCTACTATAACAAACACTATACCTATAAAAAAATTAACAACTGTCATTAATGCTTCAATCATATTTTGCCTTTGCTACCTTTCTTCTGTAATGCTGTCTGTCTCTTTGTTGTTCAAGACCTAATCCAGAAAGTACTTTTAATGTTCTTTCGATAGTGCCATTCTGATAGTCACTAATCTTACCGATATTGTATTCGCTTAGGTTATCTGTTTTAATGTCATCAAACATATTAGACAGTTTGCTTACACAATCTTCCATACTCCATGGAACGTATAAGTGTCTACCGTTGTTAGCAAATACTTCTGGGAAACTTCTATATGCTGGATATAGTGTAAGTGTACCAAATGTATCGGCTTCACTAACAGTATTGCTTACCCAATCTTGCAATGCACAATTGAATAACACTTTACTGTCTGCTAACAAATTATAGTAATCGTTTTTCTTTAAGCCTGTGTAAATTTTAAAGTTTGCAGTATCACCTTCTTGTAATGCTAATGCTCTATCAACATACTCTTGATCTGAACTTTTAAGTTCTGGGTGTCCACAAAAGATTGCAAACTCAACAGTAGGATCTATTTTGTAATACTCCTCTGCTAAGTCCATATAAAAGTGTGGTTGCTTCTCATCGTCCCAACGTGCCGCAAAGCCTACTCTGTTACTTCTTTCATTAAGTGGCTTAGGATTAGGAACACGTTCTTGCACTTCTTCCTTACCAAACGGTAAGCCTGTTACATATATAGGCTTCTTAAATCCTGCTGTTCTTAAGTGTGCTACAAATTCTTCACTTGCTACAATAATACCTGTAACAAACTCATCTACCATTTGTTCATATCTACGCATCCAGTCAAACATACCTTCTCTAATAAGGAAGTCATCTGGGTCTGTTGTTTGTGCTAAGAACCTTAGGAATACTTTAGGTCTGTATTCTTCTGGAGACTGGTCCATTATGTAAGGTAAACATTCTAAGCCTGGTGTAAACATATCTTCATAGAAGATTACGTCATCGCTTGTGATTTCACCGTTCTTCATTTTCTGTACTAAGTTCATTGTTTGACTTAGACTGTAATAACTTCTTCCATGTGCATCAAGTACACTACCTGTAACGATTGCTTTACTGTTATCAAGTTCTTCACCTTTGATTATTTCATAATCAATATCATGCTTTTTAAACTCTCGCTCGTTCCAGTCTTGTAATTGTAATGTGTATCTTGCTTCATAAGACTCAAGACCCATGTAGAACAATTTACGCATTTTCATTTTGTACAAATTACCTTCCTCCATATAGATTCTCCATATTAGTTATTATATCATTTTTTGTGGCCAATGTCAACCGTTTTTCCTTTTAAATGATGTATCGCCATCTGCGTACTTGTGATTAATTTTGCTGTGATGTTGTTCATCTGCTCTAACTTTTTTAATCAAATCACTTAACTTAGCATCATCCTTCATTTTATAATATTTGATAGCAAGTTTAGGTGCAGGTACATTTGGCACTTCACCACTTTCAACTAATTCTAAATAACTAGTATAACTTCTTACTGCCTCTTCTTCAAAGTAAGCAATCATTCTGTGTGCTGTTTTGTAATCTATTATATACAATACAGAGTAAAATAACATAAAAATAAATTGAGCAAACAAAACCAAATACCTTTCAAACCAATTAGGTTGTGCTATCTCAATAAAGAACATTAAGTGCATTCTTTCATTCTCTGCTTCTGCTAACATCTCTCTTATGTCAGGCCCATACCCAACTTTCATCTTACGCAGGCTTTTCATGTGTAACCACATACCAGCAACCATGCCAGGAACACCTGCTACTGTTTCTAATACAACTGCTCTATGACCATAACGTTTAGCAAAGAATGTATCTGCTATAAAGCGAAAAAACTTTGTCATGCTCATTGCTAACTTGTCTCGCATTAATCAATAACCTCGTCTTTGGTATATTTTGTCCAGTCTGTAAATCCTTTTCTATTTTGTAGTTCATGTAAACTATGACACCAAACACCTGGATTAGTTGCTTTAAAGTCTTTGTCATCTAGTTTAAGTGTAGCATTGTAGTTAAATTGATTAATGTAAGGTAACTTAACACTAATCATTGGTATAAATGTACTATACTCAGTCCAGCCACATTCTAATACTCTTTCTGCTAAACTAACATCAAAGTCTAACGTAATCCAAATATCATCTTTTAAAAGTCCAGTAATAAGTTCGTCCCAACCCTGCCAATCCTTATCAGTTGGAGGGTTGAAACTTTGGTTGGCACCCAAATAGATATGTGGACACCCGCTGTTTAATGCCCTAGCAAGTATTTCTTCCTTAGGCTGATAACCAACTACAAATAATGTTTTTTGTCCGTATGCAGGAGATTGCTCTACCTCAGTACCAACAAAAAACTTTACGTCTTCGTGTCCTTCTCTATCCATTAGTAACTAGTGTACCCCCATTTAATTAACTTATCCTGAAAGTCTACACCTTCTTCAAGGTCTACAAGTCTAACAGGCATTGTTTTACCGTCTTTAGTTTCTACTATTTCCATTGTTGCACCATTCTCCAACACATGAAATTGTACGTCATGCCCTTCGAATGTGTATGTACCACTGTATGCTTTATTCTCCGTCATAATCGGCCCTCATTATATCTTCTTGCATGTCTGCTTCACTGTCACCTGACTCGTATTCTTCTGTTTCGAATAACGAACCAAATGTAGTTTGCTCAGCACTACCGTCTGAGAAACTAATCTCTTTTAAAAATTCTTTGTTATCTTCTAACATTTGTCTTGCATTGGTGTTATTTGGATCTAACACTTCTTCTGCAAAACTATCGAACATCAAAATAGTACCTGGTACATAAGGAGAAGTTTCATTGCTCACACTACTGCCTTTTACCTTCTTCCAGTTCTTCCAATGTGTAGGTGTTCTGTGTTTTTCCATATCAGCAAGTCTGTTTGCTTCTTGCGTTGCTGTAATGTGATTGTAAACACTATGACCCATATAAAGTGCATAACTTAGTGTGTCCCAACTAGTTGTAGTCTCTTTACCATTCCTATTAACATCACCATGTCCTAAAACACAGATGTCACCAACTGTAAGTCTACTCATTATAGGGGAATGTGCAAAAGGCATAGGCATCTTTGATCCTTTGAGATCTTTGTTATCGAATGCTCTATCCATAAAGTATCCGAATCGCTTGGCTCTAAACTCATTATGTGTGTAGGTTTGGCCATATGCTGTATTAACAAAAGGTGATGCCGCATCAAATGATAGTGTAATATTAGGATTGTCATATTTTCTCAACTGTCTTTGGATACTAGTAAGGTGACATGCCCAATTAAGGCGTCCAGTACCCAAGAAGTGTATCCAATCCTTACCTTCAAGTAAACCATCTTCTCTAAGATCCAATAGTCTACTTAACACACTATACATGTGTTTCATATTGATACCAGCGAATGCGTAACCTTCTAAGGTTCTATTCTCATCACCGTATGCTTCTTGCACAAAACTTTTATTGGAAAAATGCTTTACAGCATCATACCATTGTTTGCTATTTTCTTCGTTACTACCACTTAACACATTTAAGAACTTGGTAGCACCTGGTGTTCTGTTCCTCATAAAATAGTCTAAATTAAGTAGACTAATATCTAGTGTGTCTTGAAATTCTGTAAGTCCTGTTCTTTCACTTAGTTTACCAACTGCCGCAAAAGCAGGAACATCTAATGTCATACTCCAGTCTGCTGTATGCTCTAACCACGTAAGTATCTTATTACAAAACTCTGTTCTAGCAGGGTCATTGGGATCTTTTGCATTACTCCAATCCATTTTAATAACACCAGTAGCAAGTTGGAAACCACCTGAGTCTCCTAGTATCATTGTTTTGCTACGGTCTCTGCCTTGTATCATTGGTTCACGTTCGTCACTTTTTACAGGATCTAAGTGTGCGTGTCCACCGGAGTATAGACCCCATGGATAATGATAATAACTATTCTCAGGATCAAGGAAGTTCATGCCTTGTGTGCCTTTTTCAAAGCCTTCAGGACATCTCCATTCACTTGGATTAGCATTCATCTTTTGTAATTGTGTTACATAGAAGCCACTAATAGCAGGCAGGTAAACTGCCCAATCCTGGTGCTTCTTTCCTAAGTCTTCTGTCATGTTTAACTCTTAGCAGGTAATATGTATTTGTATTCGCCTAAACCACTGTCAATAACAATTTGCATTGCACCTGCATTAGCAAAACTAACAGTACAATTAGCACTATCGCTTAGTCTTAGAATGCTTAGTGCTTTATCAATTTCCCATTTCCAGTTACCGGATAGTTCGCCATCGACATTGTTGTTGATTGGTAATTTACCTTTATCACCGGCACCTTCGCCAATGCTAAAATATAATGCACCATCTTCTGTACTTGGAGAGAACACAGGTTCAAAACCACCTAACACACCATTGAAGTAACCTAAGTCTTTTAAGTTCTTCTGTGATGGCACAATAGTAACGTCCCATGGGATCTCTTTCATTGTAACAGATTTTAGTTGCTGATTAATTACATCTGCTAACATAAATCTGTAACTACCAGTGTGTCCTTCTGCACTTTTAAAACTAATTTGTACAGGTATGTCATCTCCGTTTCTGCTCTGTGTTTCTACACTTACTTCAGAACCTTCGTCTACAAAACCTGGAAATTTTAAATATCCATCTAGTACACTCATTCTGCTAAGACCTACTGTTTGATCTACAAAGTCTGCTACAGGATTATGTAGTTTACCTTGCAGGATAACAGTTTTGTCTGCATCCATGGCTTCAATTGTAGTAGACGACTCATCGCCACTAATCTTAACCATTTCAATAAAACCTAAGGCGTGAGTATGCCTTAGTATGTCTTTAAATATATCTTTTATCATATGTTGTCACCTCTTATATTAAAGTTATTATTTAGGCCTTTACACCTAAAAAGTTTATAAATCCTGGCCGTTTGATACCTAACGACCAAGTTAATCATCAAAATCAAATAAACTATGGAATGTATTACTAGTATCTGTCTGCGACAAATCCCATTTTAGTACATTCAATAAGTTTTCTACTTTCTTATCAACTACTGCCTCTTCCATTGCATCGTCATCAAAAGGCAGTTGTTTAAACCAATCTGGTATATGCATTTCATCTGTTGGGTATGCAATACTTGTATAACCCATTGCATTACTCTTTAACCTGCACACAATTACTTTCATACCATCTGTTATTTGCATACTGTATTGATCACTGTTTGCTTTTAACATGTTATTCCAGTTAATACTTGCTCTAACATGCCCAGGAATCATTACTTTCTTTTCGTCTTTGAGTTTTTCTAACTTGTAAAGACTAGCACTCTTGTTCATACTGAATGCTTTATTGTATGCTTCTGTGTAATATGTTAAGTTGTTTACCCTTTTAGGCATACCTTTCTTCCAAGAGTCCATTGCTTTGAACTCCTTCTTAAACTCTCTTACACTTGCAAGTACTTTTGTTTCACCGTCACCGTTTAGTGTCTGCCCTAGTATGTCACTTAAGAAGTCTTGCACAAACTCAGGTGTGTCTGATCTCTTAAGATCTAGGCCCATTACTTTAAGTTTTCCGCCTTCTGGTTGCCAACCTTCTAAGTCTAATACATTGATAGCATACCTTTTCTTAGTAATAAAGATACCTGCTCTACCAACAACTTCTCTACCTGCTTTAAGTATATTACCTTGACTAGTAGAAATGTTAAAGGCCTGTTTAGCAAATGAAGGGAAAGAGTCACTAACTGTATCTGAAATATTATCATATAATGCAATAGCACTATCCATGTCTAACTCAATATCTTGCTTTTTACTAATTTCATGAGCACTAAAATATACAGAGTCAGTATCACCATAAACAATAGTATCGCCTGTGTGATCATATTCGCCAGTCAACATTTTGTTTGTTTCTGCTCCCATGTGTCTAGTAATTGCTCTACCAGTGAGTGTTGTACTTTGTCCTATTCTATGGTCAAAGAACCTACTACCTGGATTACAAATAGCACCATATGTACTGTTAAGTAAAATTTTTCTAACTAACTGTCTCTTATCCCAGAATGCTATGTCCTCTGGTGTTGTTGCTTGTTTCTTTTTAGCCTGTAATTCTTGTCTCTCTGAATACCATTTCTCTAATAGACCGGGTATAATACCTTGTACGTCTGTTCTATATACAGTACCATTTGCACTAATGCACCATGGCTCCTCGCTATTAAACAGCATGTTATACACGTCAGCACCTTTAACACTAATTTCTCTTTTGTCTTCTAAGTCTAATATAAGTGGCTTGTCAACATCTTTAGCCATAACCATTTCATATTCATTAGTACCAAACTTACCTGCCCATGCATCTGCAAATGATTTCTTTTCTATTTGCATTTTTTCTGTAATTTCTTTATCTGTGTACTCTTGCCTTAGTTGTCCTACAATAGTTTCAGGAGCCATATTCAATGCTCTAATGACACTAGGATACAGACTGTTTATGTCCATCGACCCTACCCATTCATGCATACCTTTCTTAGGAAATGCCACATAGGCACCTGCTACTGTATGCCCCCATGGGTTATCTGAATCTTTAGTTCTATTTCTATCAGGAACAACCATGCCACGTCTGTGTGCTTCATTAACTATTGCTTGGTCAATAGTCTGTACCGCACCCATTGTTACTGGAAGTAATACTGTATTTTGATGTGCAATCTCACTGGCAAGACTTATAAACTGCAACTTATCATCTAGTTTCTTAAGTAGCATTGTGTCTTGTATGTTATACTCTAAGAACAGTTCAAAGTCGTGATTGTATAGTCTGTCTAAACTACCATCATACACAACTTTCTTTTCACCTACTTCCATTTCACCAATGTAGTCTAGTCTGTAACTATGACGCTCTTCATAGTTATACTTTCTGTACAGTTGCATATAGTCTAAGTGTACACGACCTACTAAGTCATATGTTTGTGTTTCTCTACCGTGATTAACATATTCTCTTTTAATCACGTTTTTGTCTAGTAAACACAGACGTCTTGTTTCGCTTTTACCTAACACTTTGATAATTCTGTTTACAGTATAAGGAATATCATAACCTTCACTGTTCCAACCACTCAATATATCTGCATCATCTATGAGACTAAGAAAAGCATCTAACATTGCTTTTTCATTACCAAACAATATAGTGTCGCCTACATTATCTGCTATCTTTTGTGCTTGTTCCCAATTAAGTGTCTTAGGCGGAACTGCTAAACAAACAATCTTATCCATCCAGTCTAAGTAAACACTGATACTGGTAATAGGCATAAATGCATCTTCAGGAGAACTATAACCTCTATCTGGATCAAAGTCTACCTCGATATCAAAAAAGCATTTGTGTAAGTCTGGTGCATCCATGCCCAAGTAATGATCTGCTAATACTCTGTTTACAGGTTTTAGATCACTTTCATATGTGCGTTTGTTTTGATACAATGCAACATTACGTTTAAAGTCTTTCCAATTGTTTGCTGTAATCTTACTTACTGGGTCGCCATACACACTATGCTGTTTGCCTTTAGGATCATCTACATAAAAGTAGTATCGCATAGGGTGATCAATAATCTTGCGTTCGCCCTCTTTAGTACGTTCAACGACTCTTACTATGCCTTTGTTCTGTTCAAAAACTGCGTCAACGTAACTCATTTAATTTGTCCGAATATTTTAACATAAATTTATATTTGCTTGCCTCTGTTATAAACTTTGCATATATTTTTGCTACTGGTTTATAACTGCTTGTATAGTCTACTTCTCTAGAAAAGGTTGCTTCTTCACCAAATGCAAAGAAAGGAATCATTGTGTCATGCAGGCGATCTTCGAAGATGTGCTCATAGTCAGCATCATCTGTCCATTGCATGTCAAATAAATATACCTTTTCTACAGTCAGACTCATATTAGTAGTATAACAGATAGAACTATATTGTCAACCTGTTTTTAGTTTATTGGTCCTGTTTTATAAGTGATCTTTACCGACTGCGGCTAGAATAGTTTCTAGTGCATCAAACTTGTCTGTTTCGTCAGTAAATGATGCCTTATGAGCAACTTTAACTGCTTTCATAAGGATTGCAGGTTTAATATCCATTTCTTCTGCTATTGCTTTAACAGTTTCTCTTAAACCTACTTGGAGTGATTCTACTTCGTAAAGGACTTGGTCTCCTTCTTGAACTAGTTTTTTAAGTCTTGCGACTTCTTCTTGATTGAATGTTTTATTGAACGCCATAATAATCCTGTGTGTATGTAATTAATTATCTAAGTATTATACTAAAAAAGTAGATTGTGGTCAAGTACTAATATTCAGTACTGGCCTCAAAGTCCCAATCGACCACATCTAATTCTTCTGCAAGTATATCTGCAATTTTAGTGCCTTCCTCAGCACTAATATCTTCTTCAGTTAATACTTCGTACACTTGTACATCATCTGATTCGTAATGGACTACTTCTGCTTTAACTTTATTGCCACTACCATCAAATGATGAAAATACTTTGGTAGGAACAACACTTTGAACTATGTCAAAAAAGTCAACAATATCATCACGTGATATTTCCTTTTCAACTACAATCCTTACAAAATGTTTTCTTACCTTATCTACCATAGTAATTACTTACCTTTACTAAATGCTTGAGCACCAAAGAAGGCGGCAACGATACCGGCAACTGCTACAAAGTATGTAGCGGCCATGTCACCTAGTATTTCACTTGCTTGATTTAAGCCAGCCAATACTGCTATTACTACTGCAAAAGGATACAGTAACATACCACTTAGTGCAAACCAAGCCATGCTACGTTGAGCATCTCTCATTGCATCTAGATCTTCAAGTTCTTTTCTTTTGAACTCTAAGTACATTTGCTCTTCTGCTTTTGAAACTTTCCCATCTCCATTTGTATCAGCCGGATGGTGTACTGCTGTTGTTGTTTCTTCTGCCATTATGTTCTCCTACTAACTTATGACTGCTCTGTCTGTTACTCTTCTCCAGTTAGTGCCATCGCTAAATGCCATTACTGGACCTCCTGTTTCATTGGTTACATATATCATATGCCCAATGTATGCAGATGCATCAGGTACTGATAATACTGCATATCGTGGAAACTCAACTGGTCCTCCACTTGTTTCAACAACGCCATAGTCACTGTTGACTAGGGCAACTACTGAATCTGTTAAATTACCATAGTCTAAACTGTCTGTTACTGAGGCTGTAATTGCACCGTAATCGCTTACAGTTTCAAATAATATTGATGAAACAGAACCACCTACTGATAGTTTTGCTTCTGACTCATCATATGTAAATGCTGATGAACCATTGAATGTACCTTCATCGTTATATTGAATTTGCGTGTTACTGCCGCCTGGTGTAGCATCTACATTAGCAAAACTTACTGTACCACTACCATCTGTAGTTAATACTTGATTAGCACTACCATCTGCTGTTGGCATAGTGTAAGTGCCGTTTACAATAAGTGTATTTGCTCTTACAACGTTAGGTGCTCCATTGGGTGCTATACTTCCTGTTACATTACCACTTAGGTTACCAACAAAAGCACCAGCACTAAACGTTTGACCATTTACGGTCCATTCGCCTTCTTCTTCGTCCCAGCGAATATAAACATTACTTTCGTTACCTCTGTTTACTAATATTCCTGCGTTAGCAGTTGCGGGTTGGTTTGATGGAAGGTCGCTGTTTAAAACTATTTCATTGTCAGCAATATTGAGAGTTTCTGTATTAATGATAGACTGTGTACCGTTTACAGTAAGATTACCTGTTATAGTAATATCATTTGCAAAGGTATTGTCTGTATCAATTCTAGCAAAACTTGTACTATTAATGCTATCTAATGTGTCAGCATCGCCTACCGTCAGTTTATTCCATGTTACAGAACCACCTGATACAGTTGCAATTTTTAATAGTGTATTGCTTGAATCGAACCAAAGATCACCTGTCGAGATATTACTAACGTCACTAGGTGCGTCAGATGTCCCGTAAATTCTAGAACCGCGTTTTCCAATTCTAAAACTACTTTGCGAGGTACCTTTGGCGTTCATTATGATTGCCATTAGTTACGTCTCTCCAATATGTACTTGTCTAGCATACTGCTAGTCTACATGTAAACATGTAGTCAAATCCTATTAGGACTTAACTATATTTATCTTTTTTATAAATATATGTATGAGTACAGAATACACTAAATGGACTGTAGATAGAATATTAGATACAGCACCAATTGAAACAGATAAACTACACGTTATGGATGTAGAAAATTTTATGCACCCTGATTTGTACGCACAGGTACAAAATTGTATACCATGGAATCAATGGCAAAACGAGGAACTACCAGGTAGACATGGGTATCATATAGGTCCAGACGACCCACAAGAAGCATTGCAAATAGCCACAGAATATGTGTATAGAAACCAAGAGGTTTTAGATGCAATAGGTAATGTAATGAATATGTCAAGTAATGTAAACATCAATCAACCGTTTATGTGGATGGACACAAACAAAAATTCAGTACATGATGTTCACGTAGATCACCCTTCTTACTATTATACAGTTCAGCATTCATTAGCAGATACAGATGAATTTGCACACACAGGTACTATGTTTTGGGAGGTTGATTGTGCTTATGATCAAGCCATAGACGAAGGACTAGATCCTACATTTGGCGAAGATAGTAAATTAGTACGAATGGGACACCAAATGCCTTATGTTCCTAATAGGGCATACATATTACCAAGAAGCAGTAAAGGTTGGCATAGTTGCCCGGACCTTACTGTAGAACCGGACACTATGCAAAGGGTTATGGTTTATTTAATTGCTACTCTTCAGAAAACTTAACTCTGTTCAAGTAAGTTTCAGCACCACGTGACATTTTGCCACTTGTATGATCTTTGACAAATGCAGTAATAGTAATGCTATCACCTACGTCAGCATTAGACTTTTGTGAAAAGAATTTTACAATATTGGAGTTGCCTTCTTTGGCAACATACAAATAACTGTTACTTCTCCAAATAAATTTCTTGTGAAGTATTTCAACATTAAATGTTTCACGTTCATGTAGTCTTCCAACATGCTGACTTTGTTGTGCAAGTTCTTTTTCCATTTTGTTAAATGCACGTTGCTTTTGTCCGTTTTCATATACACTAGGCAAACTTGCAATAATACCAATGTCCTTGTATTGAACAAATTCCTTATTAATAAGTCCTAGGATCGATTTTTCAAAGTCACTGATGTCACGTTTGATTGCTTTTAGACTTAGGCCTTTGAAATATTTAATCATATGCTCAACATTTTCGCTATCGCTTTCAACAACTGAGATATCATTGTAATAGGTATCTAGTGTTTTATCAATACGAGATGTTTTGAATTTTTCAATACCTAAGTGGTTATTGATAATAAACAGGTTAGGCAATTTCTTTTGATAACCGTTTTCATCTTCTTCGATGTTGGCATCCTTTTTGATGTAACCACCATTTACTCTGTTTACTGCTACTGACAATGAAAGAAGATCAGTAAGACTATACTGATCCTCAAACCATTTACCTGTTCTTGCTTTCTTAATATTCATTAAGCGGCCTCTATCATTGAAAGTGGAACACTATATGAACGGCCTCGCATATCTACAATAGCCTTCTTAACATTCACTTTGGTAATAACACCAGGTGTGCGTTTTGTTTTTTGAACAACAAATACATTGTCGCCGACACTTAGACTTGCTTTAGCATTAAGTGTTTTAACAGAATTGGTAAATGCACTTAGTTCGTTAAGTTCTGACAAACTAAAGTTACCGTTTTTAATTGCTTGTTTAATTTCTAAAAGTTCCATTACACATTCCTCAAAACATATCTACCTTCAACAACATCATCTCTGAAACTGCCATCTTTGTTTCTACCAGGTGATGTACTTGCATGAATAACATTTGAATAATCTGCAGGGTTGATACCTGTTCTAGCATAAACACTATCACATACTCTTTTCACCATCACATTTCTGTGAGCAGTATTGACACCAGTTGGATATTCGCTACCTTCTGGGTGATCAATGTTTTCTTCGTGATTGTACCACATGCTTTCTAATCCAGTAAGTTGGATATTGTAACTAGGCAATGCCTTGTCAATCAAAGTAAGCGAACTAATCCAGTAACCTAGTGGTGCTGTAATTTTATCTTTGCTTTGATTTGTTGTATTTAAGTTTTGCATAAAGACCTCCTACCGTCTGTTTTTGCTAAATTATGTATATATTATAGCAAATTCTAGGGTCGAGGTCAACCGGTTTTTACAATTAAATTGTATATTTCTTCCCAGTTTTTACATACACTTGCATCACCTTTGTAATGCATATTGTGTCCATGTTCAACTAAGATACCTTTTAGACCAGCATCTATGCCCCAATCAACATTCTGTGGCTTGTCTTCAATCCAGTATGCTCCAGGATATTTTTTACCAAACTCTAGTAATATTTCATCCTTGTCTGCACCTGTATCTAAACAAATAACTTCTTTAAAACAGTCGTCACCAAACAGTTTATTCAAGTTCTTAGTTCTAAGTTCTTGTGCATAAGGGTCTAAACTCAAACTTGTAATTGCTACAAATTGATATTGATGTTGCTCATGTAACTTTTTAACAAAGTATTGAGCATCTCTAAGTGGAGGCAAAAATCCAATTGCCGCACTTTCATTAAAATTTTTAATTACTTGATCACCAGTAGAGTCGTTTCTAAGATCAAACTTTTCTCTAATGCTGTAATGTAATCTGTGATTTTCTACTGGGAAGTGTCCTCTGTGTTCCATCCAATTATGGAATGCAAACTCCCAATCTAATACCACACCGTCGCAGTCTGTTAATATAACTTTATTTTTCATACATGTATTATACATTCTTTTATCCTCTGTGTCAAGTCAAAAGAAAAGCGACCGAAGCCGCTTTTCCAATGTTTATTTTGATTAGTCTAAACTAAACGATTAAACAACATACTTGTATTCAACAACACCTGTTACAACACCTGCTGTAGGTGTAGCACTTGTTGATCCGTCACTTTGAACGAACTCAAGTTGTACTGCCGCATTTTTAGTTAGCGAACTTGCAAAAGGTAAGTCAATAACATAAGTTCCAACTGCAACGTCGTTAGTTGTATGAGCCGCTAGTACATTACCTGCACCTGCGTTATCTTTAACTAACATACCGTCAACTGAACCACCTGCTATCAATGTTGTAACATTAAGAATCACTCTACTTGCGTAATATGTTCTTCCTGATACGTTAGGTACAGTACCTATATCAAAAGAAGAGTCACTGCTGTTTGCTGTGAAACTTGCTCTTAATGTAAGACCGTCACCACCGTTGTTATCAACATAGTCTTTAACTGCCGCTGATGTTGGTAAAGTAGTATCGTTATCGTTACTACTAATTCCGTCTGCTTCATCAACGAACTTAGTTACTGCAATACTTTCACCACTGTCAGTTAATGTACCAAAAGATACAATTCCTGAAGCAGTTACGTTTACTAGTCCAGTAGCACTACCAGAATTAATAGAAGCAGTTCCGTCTGTTAATGTACCACCTTGTAGTGATCCACTAAATGTACCTGCTGTCATATCTGATAATGTTTGATCCATTGCAAAAGTAACGTCATCATTTGTGTTACTTGAAGTAATGTTTCTTCCACCTAATAGTTTTAACTTGTCACTTGCTAATGCAACTACGTTATCAGCCGCATCATCTGACTGGATAGTCAATGATGTTGCAATTGATACTTCTGCCGCCGCTGTTATACGACCTTGTGCATCAACTGTAAAAGTTGCTACATTAGAAGCATCACCGTAATCACCTGCTGTAACGGCTGTATTATCTAAACCTAATGTTACACTACTTGCGCCGGAGGCTGAAGTTATTCCAGTTCCACCTGCGATAGTTAATGTACCAGTATCTAAGTCTAGAGTTCTTCCTGTACCGTCGTCACCAGTAAATGCTAAGTCATCGTCTCTGTCTAAGCCATCGACGTATGCTTTCATTTCAGTGTTAGCAGTATTTACATACGTGAGCATGTTACTGTTTGCTGTTGTAATAGTACTGTTTAAAGTAGTAACTTCGCCATCAACATAAGCCTTCACACTTTGTTGAGTTGGTACAGCAGTAGCACTATCTGAAGACATATTATCTTCATCTAGGAATGCTGTGATTGACGCACCACTGGCACCAGTAAAACTAGAACCTGTGATTCCAGCCGCCTGCATGTCAGCCGCAGTATAAGTTAAAGCACCTGTTGAAGAACCTGTGAAAGATCCTGTTCCAAATACTACTTTATCTGCTGATTCGTCCCAACCTAAAAATACGTTGTCGCTGTCGCCTCTTTCGATAACAAGACCGACGTCGTTTGAAGGTGTACCAGTTGTGCCTGTTCCTAATTCTAGTAAGGCATCACTGATTGTTGTATTAGTTGAACTAACAGTTGTGGTTGCACCATTAACCGTTAAGTCACCTGTAATGACTGCGTCACCGTTAACAGTAACACTACTTGATGTTATATCGTCTGAAAGTAATGATCCTTGAACGTCAACGTTGGCGGCTCTAATAGCCTTAAGTGTTGAACCATCTGACCCTGTGAATTCGTATCTATCATTAGCACTTACCCACTTAAATCGTCCACCACCTTTGCCAAGTTGTACATCGTTGGATATACCTTTTAGACCAAAATTCTTTACATCTGCCATTTTGATTTTCTCCTTGGAGTTTTTGAGGGTATTCAACTCCCTCTTTCAATTTTTACATTGTTCCGGAATAATGTGTGTTGATGTATTGTGTACTACTATTTATCTTTGAACCAGAAAAACTGGCCTTTAAATACCTTAAAATTTCTGTGCTTTTTTTAAACGTATGTGACTTTAACAGTGGCATTACCGGCTGTTGCGCCGTAATGATTGATTCTGAAGTTTACTTCTAATTCATCTGTATTAGAAGAAGGCCATACATACTCTGGATTTGTTATGTATCCGCCTGCTGAGCCAGGATCGTTATCGTCCTGTCCATGTAAGAAATCTGTATCTACTGTGGTACCAACTTCCATTGTGGCTTCTTGTGAACCACCTGTGAATGCTGTGTGTACTTCGACACTAACACTTTGTATTTTACCACCTGGCGATACATTACCTAAGTCATAATTTTGACTGTTACCAAAGCCTCCTACTGGTGCTGTTACGTTGTATGTGAGCGTCTGTGCGTCGGTATTAGCACTATCCTGGTCACTTACCTTAGTCCAACTACTACCATCATATAAGTATAATGCCCACTCACCAACACCGTTATCTATAACGTATGCTTGGTCACCTGTTGTAGGTGATAGTGAATTTCTAGCACTTATATCTGATACTACTGTTACACTAGCACTTCTAATACCTTGTTCTACATTCATTGCTAATGGGAACATTCCATTGTGTACACTGAAAATACCTGCGTTGTTTTCAAAGTTACCTGTGCTATCGTAAATATCAATTGGCCCACCATCAGTTCTAGTAAGTTTTAGTTTACTACCTGTACTTGCTGATGTAAAAGAAGGTAACCCAGAAACATTACTACTACCTACAAATGGATTACCGTTAGTATCATTAGAATTATTAAAGATGTTTATAGCATTACCGTTTGCTTCTGTGAGTGTTAATGCACTACTAGTAAATGTAGCAGTCAAATTAGGAATACTTGCGGCATTAATATCTGTTGCCATGTCTTCTGGAATAGCAACTGCTATACCGTATGCACTTTGTCCTGCGGCATTAGTAGTAAAGTTTACTGTTGTATTACCACTACCGCCATTAAAAATAGCACTAAATGTTGTATAACCGCCAACTAGTCCGTATGCTGTTCCACTAGCACTTGAAGTCACAGTTGTTGGTGCCGGTGATGTATCTGCTGTTATACTTGTACCACTAAGTCCATTTATTTGACTTACAGTTTCTGATAATGTACTACTAAAGCCTGCTCCATTAAATGTGTGACTTACACCATTAAATTTAACAACTGTACCATCTGGTATTGTTGGGTTTATTGCTGAACCAGTTGTGCTTGTTTCTACAGCATTAGCAATCTTTAAGAACATTATTTTACCTGTATCAGATGTAGTTAAGTCTCCATCTGTATCTGCGTAAATAAAATCTCCTGCTGAACCTGGTATTGCTGGTACAAAGTCTATAATTCTGTTATTAGGTGACACCATAAATGCGTTAGGTCCTGGGCCATTCTCTACTACAACACCAAAACTCTTACTTACTAGAGCGGCATTTGCCTTAACAAAATCTCCTGTATCACTGACTGCTATAACATCACCTACACTAAAACCGTGTGCTGTCTTTTCTAATAAGTAATTTAATTGTGGATTTAAGTATTGAAATCTACTGTTTACGTTTGCGTAAAAGTCCGAACTAACAATACCAGTTGGAAGTGGATCTAACATTGGGTGTCCACTTTCGTTTAGTGTGAACACTACAGCACTACCACTATTGAATATACCAAGTCCTGTATTACTTTTAAATGTATTGTAACGTGCTACGTCTTCAACAACACATGTTACTGAACTAGCACTTTTGCTGTCAACTGAAATAATTTTTAAACACTTACCGTCAGTTGCTCCTGCTACCCAGTCGCCAACTGCTACATCAAGTCCGTTAAACTCTCTGTCTTTTCTTGTTAAGTGAGAACCATGTGATTGAGATGTAACTGAAAACACAATAGTCCATTGATAATTTTTTGGGGAACTACCACCTGAGTACCATCTGTCTGCTGAACCGTTAGCATGTGGCCATACAGTTTTACCAGTAATGCTAGTTACATTAACACCTAAAACTTTATTTGGTACATTGAGTTCTATTTGACTAGTCTTATAAGACATAGTATTACTCCGCCATCACAAACGTAATCCAAGCATGGGTGCTTGTTCCAAACGATCTACTTGCTCCTGTTATCGCTTCTGTGACTTTCAAGTCTACGTTAGCATCACTTGAGAAACTTCCAAATGCTGTTGGAGATCCACTGCTTCCGCCGCCGTCTACTGTTCTTGTTGTCCAGTCACCACTAACAGCATTCATGCTGTATTTGTTTGACGCATATTGATAACCATGGGCCATAATTGCTACTGGTGGATAATCAAATCCTGTAAACTGTACTTCAATCTCAGCACCTGTATCGCTGGTAATTGTTGTAGCATTAATGCCTGCTGTAGTATCTGATATACTTGATAGTGCGCCTGACGTACTGTAATTGAGTTTCATTCTTTCATAAGTGTTACCACGTGTTACGGAACCGCCGCCTCCGCCGCCACCTGGCTCACCTTTTTGTCCTTTATCTCCAGCCGCACCATCTGATCCATCTGCTCCATCTGATCCTGCTGGTCCTTGTGGACCTGCTACTGTACTTGGTTCACCCTTAGCACCTGTTGGTCCTTGTGGACCTGTTGGACCTGCATTACCGTCACTACCTGCTGTACCCTGTGGTCCAGTGTCACCTTTTTGTCCTTTATCACCTGTCGGTCCAGTTGGGCCACCTAATTCACCTTTGTCACCCTTACTTCCTGTTGGACCTACTGGTCCTACGTTACCTTGAGGTCCTGTTGGTCCTGTAGCACCTGCTGAACCCTGTGGACCTACTTCACCTTTAGTACCCTGTCCACCCTGTGGTCCAGTTGCACCTTGTGGTCCTAATTCTCCTTTTTGTCCTTTGGCTCCATCGTTACCAGCATCTCCCTGAGGACCTGTTGGACCTGCTGGTCCTGTTGCTCCTGCTGGTCCTGTTGGACCTGCTACTGTACTATCAGCACCTGTGGCTCCCTTCTGTCCTTGAGCACCTTGAGGTCCTGTGGCACCTTGAGCACCAGTTGAACCTTGTGGACCTATATCACCTTTTGATCCTTGTGGACCTGTTGGACCTGCTACACCTTGAGCACCAGTTGTACCTTGAGCACCTGTGGCTCCAGTTTCACCTTTTTGTCCAGTATCACCTTTTTGTCCTTTATCTCCTGCTGATGAGGCCGCTACCCATGAACTATCATAATAAATGTATAGATCACCGTCATCACTTGCCCACCATAAGTCGCCTTCAGAGCCACCACTTGGGGAAACATTTGCAACGGCAACTGAGGCATCAACACTATCTAATGCTGAACTTATATCAACATTACTACTACCGCCACTAATTGAAATGACATTACCTGTCATACTTAGTGTTTGGTTAGTACCAGCACCTATTTCACCTTTTTGTCCTTGTGGTCCAGTTGCTCCAACTTCACCTTTATCTCCAGCAGTTCCTTGTGGTCCTGTTGGTCCTGCATCTCCTTGAGGTCCTGTTGCTCCAGTGGCTCCTTTATCTCCGGCAGTTCCTTGTGGTCCTTGTGGGCCAACTTCGCCTTTTGCTCCATCGTTTCCTGCTGGTCCAGTTGCACCTGCTGGTCCTGTTGGTCCAACATCTCCTTGTGCACCTTTATCTCCAGTTGCACCAGTTGTTCCCTGGGCACCTTGATCTCCTTTTGAACCTTTGTCTCCATTGGCTCCTGCAGGTCCTGTATTACCTACATTTCCTTGTGGACCTGTGGCTCCTGTTGCGCCAGTCTCTCCTACTTCACCCTTTTGTCCTTTTGCCCCATCACTACCTGCTGGGCCAGTTGCTCCAGTATCACCTTTGACTCCTGAACCTGAACCGGTAGCATCGATTGTAATTGTTTGAGCATTGCTATCTGCTGATATTGTTGCATTAGCACCTGCTATAAATGTTAATTGGTCTGCGGCTACATTTGCTACTACACTATTACCACCTTGTACACTTACAGTTTTAAATGCTTCGCCGGCTCCACCGCCTCCGCCACTGCCTGTGTTATTAATTGTAATAGTATCAGTACTTGCATCAGCAGTAATCGAAATACCGCTACCTGCTACAAAATTTAATGTATCTTGATTATTTTCTGCAATAATTAAGTCTTGTCCAGCAACACTAATATTTTTAAATATACCATCATTTAGTTGGGTATTATTAATTGTTACTGTATCGCCTGTAACTGATGTTGTTATACCTGTACCACCAACAATATTAAATGTATCGTCTTTGGCACTAGCATCTGTTGAACCTGAATCGCCTGTAAAACTCTTATAATATCTTAATGCAGATACATTAGAGGTAATTGCTGTATTAACTTCTGCTTTAGTGTACTTGTCAATACTACTATCATTTAATGTAGCATCAATTATAATTGAATCTGTTCCTGGATTAGCAGTAAAACTTACATTACTACCGCTAACTAAATTTAATGTATCATTATTGTTATCTGCAATAAGAAGTGTGCCATCTACATCGACGTTTTTAAATACGCCTGTGATAGCATCTGTTTTTGAAATCTGTATAGTATTGTTGGCTGTATATTGATTTACATCAATACCTGTTCCGCCCTCAAATCTAATTGCGTGGGTGGCACTTGTGGCACTGATTGTATTTGCTGAGCCAACACTAGTAACTGTGCTTATAGCATTTTGTAATTGTGCTGATGCAATATTGGCATCAACTTCTGCTTTGCTGTAAACACCTAAATTTGTTCTTGCTGTTGCGGCATCTGGTAAGTCACTTAAATTATTTGTTTTGTTGACTGCGTTTGCTAATGTTGCCGCTGTAATAATAGTTGAGCCATCTTCTAATCTAATGGCCGAGTCTGCTGTTCCTCTAAATCTGTTTGCAAATATATTTAAATATTTGTAATTGCTGTTACCAATGTCATATGACATTGTTGTATCTGGTGCACTTGTGGCACTCTTAGGAATATAATTTGCTAAGTTGGCAGTTAGTTGACTAGCAGTTAAACCACCAGTTTGTAATGTTGTCCAACTAACACCACCTGAACCATTTGTTACAAGTACTTGTCCGTTAGTACCATCTGATGTTGGTAATGTAAATGCGTTAGCAAATGTTGTACTTCTATTAGAATTTATTTTTAATGCTGGTGTTGTACTACTTGCACTACCTACATAAAATACAGTACTGTTTGCACTTCTAACTTCAATATGACCATCTGTGCTTTTTGTTCCTAATATTAAACTATGTTGTGAACTAAGTTCTACATCTGCGGCATCGTTTGAACTAATAACAAATCTTGTTTTAGCATCAAATCCTGCACTTTGACTGTTAGTAGGATAGTTTGCGTTATTTAATATACCTGCGTATGCTGTGATATTAGCATTATCACCAAAGTTTCTACCTGAGAAGATATTTGTATTGCCATTCACATTGTGAATGCTTAATGGTGTTGGTAGTGTATATGCTGTTGAGGAAACAGTAATAACGTTTGCAGATTCAGTTACAGTTGTTGCACCTGAGCCTTGTATCTTTTTAAAGTTTAATTGTGAACCGTCTTTTGCTGAGAATAGTCCAATGCCTGAAGCACCAACATTAGCACCACCAGTAACGGCGGCATTGGCATCTGAAGACAAACTATCTTGTGCTACAAAAATTCCTTGTGCAGAATCGTAAACTAGGATCTGATTATCGGTGATCCCGTCTATATTAAAAGTTAAATTATCTCCTGTTACATTTGGCATAGTATTCCTATTCTAATTTGCAATTATAATGTATTTATCAACTAAGTTGATTTAATTGCTTAATAAAATTTGTGAGATACTACCGTAAGATGACTCGTATGTACTACCATCGCCGACTCCTGTTCTATCTAGAACGGCTCTTAGGTATACATAATTACCCTTAAATGTGTGAATTTCTGTGCCTGTAGTTGCAGATGCTTTTTCAATTAGTTTAATATCTCCCCAATCGGCTGATTCAGGGGTTAATGATAGTGTGCCTTGCAGTTTAATCTTGCCTACAAAAGCATTTAACTTTACACTAACGGAGTGAATTCCGTCCGTATAACCGAAATAACTATCTGCTTTGATTTTGTCGCCGGTTAAACTCATGTTATCGCTTGAGTTTCCTAGCATTTCTAATGTTCTTCTCATAAGTAGCCTCAATTGTATTTATCTCAATAAGGCACTTATGAGAATGTTGTTAAACTTGTTCGAGTCGAGTCATCAGTCTTTCAGCACGGTTAGTTACTTGTTTGTGCCATCTTGAATCTCTACCTTCCTTTGCGGCTTCTTTCCAATCTTCTTTTAGAATTGCGGCATGCATTTTCTTAAACTTACTAAGTCTTGTACGACCCATGTTAAACATCATATTAACCAAGATTTGCTGGACCTCGTCTGGTAAGTCTCCAAACACCCCTTCTTCGTATAATAACTCACACTCAGATATTGCTGTGTCAAGGTCTCTTTCAAAACATTCTTTAACACGTTCTTCTGATACTGGTGTTCCAACTTCTGCTCCATGCTCTGGATCGGTGTCGAGGACCAAATGCCCCACTCCAAAAGTCGGGTATCCCAAGTGGTCGAGGTAGATCTCATTGACTACTCCTTCATCTATTTTAAGTTGCTCAAAAACTGCTTCTCTATCTAATTTTGTGTCTCTTCCAAATAATCCCATTTATAATTCCTCTGTGGTAACAACTTTATATATTTCGCTATTACCTACTGTTAATTGTAATTTAGCAACATCTTTTTTATTGGTCATGTAAACTGTTGATTTCCAACCATCACCAGTGTGTGTTACTTTTGCATCCATACTAAGTTTGCTAACTTTTTTAACCCAATCAATATTTGGCCAATACTTGTATGCTACATATCTATATTTATTAAAAAACAGTTGTCTTCTAAGTATTTGATTATTTGATGTAATAACATCATATTCTTCTTGCGAACGTATACCTTGTACACTAATTATACTATCTTTAAATTTTCTAATAAATTTTTTAGCAACTTTGCTATCTGAAAAATACACTGAATAATTTTTGTGCCATGCAAATTTCATTGTGTCCCAGCAGTACTGATTTTGAAATTTGTATATTTCTTCTAATACCATAGGATCGTGTATAAGCCAATTGCCTTTTACTTCTGCTTTGATATGATACTTATTCCACCATAATTTAAATGATGGCCGGATATCTATACCGGAAACAGTATTGCCTAAATTCATTTGACAGTGAATTCAAACTGCTCAATATAATCTACAAGTACTACGCCTTCCTCTATTTTATCAAACAATATTTTTTTACTAATTGGCTTCTTGACAACATCTTCGAACAATCTTTTTAAAGGCCTTGCACCCATGCTAGGTTCAAATCCGTTATCTGCAATATATTTCTTAGCCGCTTTGGTAAGTTCAATACTAACTTTACTGTCATTACTAGCAAGTAATTCGTTTGTTTCTCTAACAATTTTATCAATAATAAGATTAACTTCTTTCATTCCTAGTTTGTTAAACTTAACATAAGAGTCTATCCTGTTTCTAAACTCTGGTGTGAAGAAACTTTTGACTGCTTTTATATCTGTGTCTGTATGTGATGTTTCACCAAATCCAATCTTGCTTGTTTCTGCCTTGGCGGCACCTAAGTTACTTGTCATTATAAGTGTAACATTACTGAAGTCTACTTGCTTGCCTGTTGCACCTGTAAGTCTACCATCGTCCATTACTTGTAGTAACACTTGTAATACTTCTGGTGCGGCTTTCTCTACTTCATCTAGTAGCAACACACAATTAGGATTCTTATCAATTTCAGAAAGCAACATGCCTTGTCCTAGTTCGCCTTCTGCGTGTCCTACATAACCTGGAGGAGCACCAATTAGTTTACTTACACTATGTCTTTCCATATACTCTGACATGTCAAACTTAACAAGTTTAATATCTAATTCGTCTGCTAATGCTCTTGCTG